CTTTCCATGGTTCAAGGAATTCATTCTTAAACAAATCCATTTCATCACATGGCGCTGGGTTTTTACGTACCCACCTTGCAAGCTTATGTTGAGCTAATCGCTCCATAAAGTTTGCACTTCCAATACGTTTGATAACAACTCGTTCACTCATAACTTTAGTTTCTGATGGAACGTCAAAGTAATCTACACAAGCGCCCCAACTCTTCATACGCTCTTCATAGTTCTTACACTTACCTTTAGTAAGCATGTACCATGGTTGTTTCTTTGAACGCATAGCAAAATGAGTTTTAAGGTACTCTTTACGTTTGTTCTTTACTGTGTTATATATAACGTTTAGGTCTGATATGTTTGGTTGCAAATTCTTATCCATTTTGATAATGATTTAAATAGTTACGTTCTAAGGCGCTATTTTCACCTCTGCTGTGAATTGTCCTGGAAACGTATTAAAACGCCTTAGAAGGCCTCTAAATGGCCTTAAAATGAAAGTATAGACAGCCTCGAACTGTCGCATAAATGCTGGTCCTTATACACCATATACTTGTGCCGATATTATGCCGCTAAGTCCGTAGAGAACTTTTCTGCAATACTATCAGTACATGTTATGTTAGCATTGTCGTTAAACTCCTTGAGTTTAGCGTCAAACTTATTTGCCATCAACTGACTCTCCTTAATGAGAGATGCAATCTTTGCTGAGGTAAAAGACTCAGTCTTACCCATGTGCTTCTTACCTTTAGAAGCCTTCTCAGAAGGATTAATAGTAGGAATCATCTTAAGCTGAGCGATAGCCTCCTTAGCTTCACCAGCTGCAAAAATAGCATAGTTATTGGTCTTCTTAAACTCCTCATAGTTGAACTCTGTAATACCCATATTGAGCAACATAAGCATACATTTAATGATAATACGCTTCTCACTCATCTGTGTAATTTCATTGTACAAACCCTTGAGGTCGTAGCCAGAACCCTGGCCTGCTGCAATAGCCTTCTTAGCCATTACGTTTTCCGCACGAATGATCTTCCAATACTTGTTGATTGTCATATCAAGATTCTTACGGATATTGATGATCTTTGCTGAATTCAATTCAATTGATTTATTCTTACTCATAATTAGATTTTGATTAAAATTAAAAATACAACTAATATGAATTCGAGAGATCATTTACCTACACTTGCTCATAGCTTGGAATCGAACCAAGTTTACTTAAAGTTAATCCGCGAGGTGCGCCTCCCGCAGGAAGCACACCCCAATCCCCTCGGGGAAATGGATAACTGTAAATAACCAAGTAACGATAATCCGAATTTAGAATCATCATACTTCATTGTTATCTTTCGTAAATGTTCGTTATGAAGCACTTTCCCTCGGGATTATGCTTCTATATCCTCAGATATATTACTTACATTTTACGAAATCCAACAAATCCATAATCCAACCCTATATTCAGTGGATCACCATTACTATCTATGAAAGGAATTGTTTTCTTAGTACCGTTGATGTTGATTACTATTTCACGTGGCTTTTCTGACGCGAAGATACCACCAGGACAGTCTTGGGCCGAACCCGGGCCTCCCTCGGGAGACAGAGCCTTTTGGTAACCCTCGCTCTTCTGAGCTACATGAGCCCAGCAATCACATAATCGACGTACAACATAGTCATAGTCCTTTGTACGGACTGACTTCTTTACTACTTCAATAGATAAACCATTGAGAATAGCTTTATTGTTAAGGCCGCTTGATAAATCTACCAAAGCGTCCCACACTTTCAAAGCAAAACTATCAAATGGAATTTTGTCCTGACAACCTAACAACTGATTCCACCAACGCACAGATGTCTTTCCAAGAACAATAGTACCATTATCTTGGATTGTACAAATCTTGTACTTTTCCGCATCATTTGCGTTGTCAAGTATCTTTACAGACACTTTGGAATCAGTCATTAGAACTTGCATTAACAGTTTGCTTGCATCAGATACAAGCTTCTCCATATGTTTAATCCTCTGTGATTGTTACGGTTACACCGTTTGCTGCATTAGTGCTTGCAGCCATCTCGTGATTGTAATCATCGAGCTTCTTAATGTTACCAGCAATTGCATTCTGAAGAGACTGCACCTCCTTGTTGAGGTTAGCCATAAGCTCCTCAATACGGCTGATTTCAGCCTGATTTGCAGCATTACACTGCATAACCAACTTCTCTACGTCAGAGAAGATGATGCTCTTGTCGCCACGAAGAGCCTTAGACACAGCGTCTTCTGTTACTTGACCAACCTTAGATAAATCTGGAGAGATTGGCATTGCCACCTCACTTGCCTGATCATCCTTGTTAATGAACACTACTGGAGAACCAGTGATGTCGTTACCGAGCTGAATGCTCACTACGTCATAACCCTTAACGAGATAACGCTTTGTTGCGCGATTCGTTGTGAGTTCAACATTGCCATCCTGCTCGATCTTGCGCTTCTTCTCGTCGAAGTTAACAGCGTTCTGACGTGCCTCTGGGCGATAATATTGACAACCGAAGTTCTGGCCTACGATTGAGAGTGACTTACGATTGTTTGCTACTACTGATGCTTTTACAGTTTCCATAATTTTTCATCCTTTTTGACATCGTTTTTGATAAACCAACGATGAAATTAATAATATTTTTTATGCTGAATACAGCTTTATAAAAACATTACTGCCTCACTGGGTCTGAATGTTGTGAAAAAATCAACTTCAATTGCTATTCTAATGGGAAGCACGCTTCCAATTTTAACTGTTACATTTCTATATTCCTCTAAGTGAAGCTCAACTCATGTAACGGGAATCCAACGGTAGGATTAACTTAGCCCATCATCAAAATTGCTATCATAAGCTTTGAATGTTGAATATGCACACTCAAGTGCAATGATTTATGTAATTCATTGTTTAATTCTAATAAACAATATGTGAAGTATACTATTCTGTATCCGTCAAAGTCTCTGATGATTCAGGATTCGCGGAGGGTTACAGTGCTGAGATACAGATGTAAGTTTCCACATACGATTGACCCACAAAAACTTTGGTAATTTCTTCTCGTACTTTCCACATACTTAAAAGTAACTACCGACGATTGTTAATTCACCACAGATAATCTCTTATGTTAGTATTCATTCTTATACGCGGAATACACAATTTGCGTTTCATTATCGAACTATCTCACCTTCAGGGGGATCACAGATACTACGGCTGTTTTTTCTATTGGATAAGCTTCCTCATTTATTTTTAATCTCTCATTTCTTCGAGACAGTGCACGAACACTCGGGAATTTAACCCTATCATCACCCTTGTCACCCACAACATTCCTTTTTAATACACCGAGACAGGATGTATTAATGAGTCACTAACTCCCTATCCTTATTACAAGGACGTACTTAAGTTCTGTTGCTGCCCATCAGTTTACTGATAACTGCTCTATAGTTTATAGACCACATCGATTGCACTCTCTGCTTCCCTAATGACTATTCTGCATAATTATTTCAAAGTTACGGTTGGCACTCGGATTTCCGACTCAATTTCTTTCTTACAACGAAAGGGGTATATCTATCGGGGGACATCCATTTTTGTTAAACATGTTTATTTTCTCTCTAACTCTCTTTTCTTAATACTTATCTATAGCTATATACTTACTCATATATAATATACCAGCTTACTACTCTGTAGAGACTATATAATATTGTAAATATAATGCAAAGCACTAATACTTGTAGTTGTTGAAGGTTGACGGATCTTTCATTACCATTGGTAATATGGCATTCAGAATCAGGTCTACCTAATTAAAAGTTCGTTCCCAGTATCGCCTCTGAGTGCGGCTAACATGATTGTAACGTAATCATCGCGTAGAGGAATCGTTTTTATCGACACTCCCAATGTACCACTTATATCTTCACTCCACCCAAAGAGCTGTGTACACTCAAATCAGACTTTGACCGCGGCCTCGTTTCGCGTAGCATTTCTGCATTCAGGTATTGCCCAACCTGCTGGTCATTTTACTTTTATATCCCGCATAAACGACCAAAGCCTGGCGGACGTACTTCTTCATATATCAGACGTTTTACCCCATCCCTGGACCCTAAGGTGACCCAAAAGGTGACTGAATCGAACAGTCGGGACTTACATAGTCAGCATAGTTACGGTATACTTCGTGGGTATTATCCCTTCACGATATTGTTATACTCCATACATTTTTTCACTCCTTCATACTCTACTTTGGTGGTAGAGGAACACTAAGCTGGGTTTTAGTAGATACTTCTATAATAGAATTTGGCCTTGCCTTCATATAGCCATACCATGTACTATATTCTTCGGGGTTTCTTATTATAGTTTCATCTCGTGTAACGTTCTTGTATACATAGTATCATAATATACATTTCCGATACGGTATCAGTATTGTATGATTGTCAACTCACAACTTACGTGTCTTCTCATATTTCCATCACCAGACGGTTCTCATTTCCATATGAATAGGGTTTGATACAACACTCTCCCTAATACAAATAAGTTTTTCACACTTAAATGTCTTCCATCCTATCTTTTGGGTTTCTCACGCTTTGAGAGCGCTAACATATTTTCGGATCAAGTTAATTTCGTCTCTAAGGCTAATGAGACCTTATATGAGACTAATGTGCTGCTCCTGCATACTAAGCGCATAGCTTACAATATACAGGAGCGCCGACTATATACGGTATACACTCGGTTCTTTTATTCTGATACTACATTTGTAGAATCATGGGAGGTTTCCCAACTCCCCTTCGGTATTGTTATACTAAACGCTGGGAGATACGGAGTCTCAGCTTTAGCTTTAGTACGAACCTTTACAACGTACTTAAATTTTGTGTTAGTTACTTGGACTGTATCGTGTTTTACAACTTGTGTAAACACAGTGTCCTTTTTAGCTTCTTTCTCAGTGTTACTCTGATTCAAGAAAAACGGAGCTGGTATTGGTTTCATCGGCTCCGCATGCACCACCATGTTTCCAGGCAATGGTGGTGGTCCTGATTTACTCACAGCAAGGCAGACGCCGCTAAGAGCGAATGCCATACTGCAGAGAAATGTTGTTAATTTTTTCATCTTTGATAGATTTACTCGCCTTTCAAGACTTTGTAAGCCTTACCAATACGACTACCAACTTCGCGAATTTTTTCTTTGGCAGTCTGAATTAGTTTTTTGACTCTTCTGTCTCTTCTGGCTCATCTTCCTTCTTAGGCTCTTCCTTTGGAGCTTCCTTAGGTTCCTCTTTAGGTTCCTCCTTAGGCTCCTCAGCTTCACCTTCCTTCATAAAACGCAGTTCAGAAATCTCAGACTCCTTATAGTTCGCGAACTGCATATGAGGATCGCGGAACAAGTTTGTTATCACTCCAGCCTGCATCTTCATATTTGCAAGCAAGCTGTCCATCTTAACGCCCTTAAGATCAATACCACGATACAGACTTTCAGAAAGAGATCTGAATATCCTAATCGCTGTCTGATCCTTCTCTGCACGTTTCTCTAAGAAAGACTCGATAACATCTGCAGAAGGCTCAGTTACGTATGAGATTGTTGTATCAAATACCTTACTGTTGTTCTTGAGGATCTCGATACGTTCCTCTTGATCTTTGATAGCCTTCTCGTTCTTCTTGGCGTCTTTCTTGAGCACCTCAAGATTCTTCTTCACAGCCTCAATAGACTTGTCGTTCTCAGCCTTCTTAATGTTAGCCTTCCAGATTACTATCTCACGTACAACATCAGCTATAAACTGATTGTCATAGTCACATTTTCCTGTGGCGCGATCTGTAACTGTATTCTTGAGGTGACAGAAGGCTGATACTGGAGACTTTGTTGTAGCGGTAACGGAGTAAAGAAAGGAACCAATTCCGTTCATTACAATCGGAGCCGTTTCAACAAACTCGATAAGATTGTGCAACAATTGGATGCGAGACATGCCCTTGGTGGCGTCGGCCTTCTCTTTCTCTAGATATGCTGCATATAGACTGATTGCCTTCTGGATGTTGCTGAGATAGTCTTTACGCTCAGTAAGGAGAATAATAATACTCTTCTTGAGCTGATCCCTATTCTCGATCTTGTCAATATCCAATTCTGGCTGCTCTTCAAGGAGTTCTTTCTCCTCCTTAAGCTTCTTCTTAGTTTCCGCAGAGACTTTTACGTTCTCTTGGGTAATAGTTACGTTACCATCCTTATCAGGAGCTGGTAATGACTTGAGGTTGATTGTTATACCAATCTCCTTCGCAACTTCTGCCATACTCTCCAGTACTGCTGGACGCATTGTACGAGACCATGGGGTGTCAGCAAGAGCTACTTCCTGAGCAAACATAGTCATAACACCAATAGCTGTACACTGATCCATCTTAACAGCTACTTCTCTCTTGATTCCATAACGCTCTGCTGCAGCATCTGGGTCGTGGAAATAAGAGTGACTGAGATTAAGCAAGTCTACTGTACGATTTGGATCAAGTCCACGTGCTGTAGCCTTCTTCACCTCCTCGGTGAATTCACTCATTGGATTAGCAGGTGTCTGAACCTCTTCTACTTTAGGCTCTTCTACCTTCTCCTCTTTCTTAGTCTCCACTGTTGGAGCTTCTACCTGAGGAGCTGCGTTTGCAGCTTTGTTAGCTGACTTTGACTGTGGCTTTCCGCCTTTATTCTTCTTACTCATTTTGATAATGATTTAAAAATTATTTACTTGTGAAAAATATCACGTTAATTGATTAATTGAATGCTGTTTATTTCATGACATGTCATGAAGTATCGAAGTATGTAAACATAGTTGTGGTGGTTTTAGTGGTGAGTAAACTATTCCGCTATTAACGAGCGGACTATTGAAGCCAATTGAAAGTAATTCAGGCATGTACGTTTCCTGACTCGCAGGTTTTAGCTGTACGCTTTGTGTGTCTCCTAACATAGCATCTGCCAAAAGGAATATTCCTGATGCGTTATTTGACGCCTGCGTGGGATTACATACCTGAACCTCCTTCTTCTTAGCTCCATTAGAATCATACGATGTCACTTTCGTAATGATTGTAGCTACTGCAAAACTACCAACAAATGATATTAACAGTATCCAAAACAACTTATTACTCTCATTGTATCGACCGATACAAAAGATAATAAGGATTCCAATGAAAAACCAAAGTAAGTCCATTTTTTAATTTTGATTAAACGATTTTTTGATTTGCTTTCGAGTCCTTGATAAAATCGACTTAATAGTTCCAGTGGGGATTCTCAAAGCTTTACTAATTTGTACAACAGTCATATTGTTCACGTAGAATAGCTCAAGAATCTGCTTCATGTGAGCAGGGAATTTTTCAAATTCTTCGAGTATTCTTTCGTATGCAAGACGATTGACAAGATCATCTTCATCGGAAGATATAGAAGAGGCAAGCGATAGTCTTTCACTTTCTTCTCCTACAGGTTTCGCGTGATTCTTGACACTACGTAAGTAATCAATTGCTGTACGGTTTGTTAAAATTCTCAGCCATCCTCCAAATGAGTCATAGTCTGTGAATTGAGAGAGTTTTTCATAAACTTTCAAGAATACAATGTTAGTTATATCCTTTGCTTCATCCATATCTTTAAGATAGTAGTATAGGATTGTATCAACGAATCCCTTGTAACGATGAAAAAGTTTATTAAAAGCTGATATATTACCAGCTTGCGCGCTTTTGATAATCTCCACTTCCTCTGGGGTAATACGTGGATTTTTCAAAACAAATAAAGCTATTTATAAGCGTGTCACTCGCATCGTGGATATAGCTTGACCACAATTAGGAGCTATAGACCAACCCAATGATCTATAGCTAAAAAGGTAAATCTTTGTAGATCTCTTCACAATAATCCTTTTGGATTTTCCTTACCAGTTGTAAATGTATCTGAATCTTTAAATTTTTATCTAAATCGCATTTATCCAAAAGGCCCGTTGATATTCGTATCAATACATTAAGTGTAATATACGTTAAGCGTTTTAGAACCATGACGATGTTTTCATAAATCCAGATTAAGACTTGTTCTACATCTTTATGACGATTGAACCAATCTCTGTCAAAACGATATTCTGGTAAGGATATTCCAAAAGAATAACTTAAAACTGGTTCTTTGTTACTATATATATAACAATTAAATCCAGCTTGAGCTACAACTAAATCCTTTCTTGTACGTGGAAAATACATAATCATTTTTTCAAATAATTAGTAATAAAAACTGCTAACTTATTCCTTACAGAATCATTAACTGTTTTTAGGTATCCAGAAGACAGTTCATCAATGAACTCCTGTTCCGTTTTACCTAACGAGAGATTTACTTTCCATTTATTTTCAATATACGGAAAGATTGCTTTAAAGAAGTTAATCCAACCTATAGCTGGCTTTAATCTTTCTTTTTCTTCTTCAGAAATCCAAACCCAATCTATACTATCCTCAAATTTAAATATACGCTCTTTTGATGATAATCCAAGAGCTATGCGAGTAGCATTATAACGTTCTTGTTTATCTGCGTATATATTTATCTGAGAATCATAGACATGGTTAATCCAAAGCTCTTTGACTTTACACCATTTTAGTGCCAAATCAACGTAATCAGGTAACCTGTTACGGAGCATCTCTTTATATCCTGTCTTCATAATCGTGGGAGAGGTGGGAATCGAACCCACAGTCAGAGTAGAATAAAATATATCAGTATTAATTTTCCTGTCTCTCCCGAATCTAAACCACTTTGGTAGGTTATCGCATCCACCTGACTGTTACTTACGCTACGCAAGTATAGTCAACAACGTTAAAGTTGCCATTTGAATTTATACAGTATCCTTCCTAACTGAATAGGTGTATTTACTTCCACGCCAATCAAAACCATACAGCCCCTTTTGTGTTTTTGTAGTGGAGCTGGCGGGAGTCGAACCCGCGTCTTGGTCGTATACCTCATACGGATATGTTTTTCTTAGTGAATCCTTAGGTGATCAATCCCAAAGATCCTAAATAAAGCCATTTCTATGCGTTCTAAGGCGTTCTAACGCATCTTGTGGGTAGCTAATCCACTTGAGTTGTTTAAACGTCTTAAAACGCACGTAAAGGCTTTTACAAATATGCTTCATATAACTGGTTCAAGACTCTTGTATAATCAACATGTATCTGCTTCTTGATACACAGTACAGTGTCTATTTACCTCACCCATGAGGATTTCTTAATAGGAGCACCGACTCGATGGTTCGCATACTGTAATTGTTTGATCATAACTGGACATATTATACAGCGTGTCCTCGCAGTTTGCGTTACACATGGCTCAAAGGCTCTCGTGTCAGTGTTAATTCACTGATGGTGTTTTCTTAACTACGTCACTGCTGGACCAAATCCCTTTAAACTATCTGTAGTCTCCATTAGACTGGTTCTAAGACTCTGCTAACTCAACGCTAATTGTGCACTCGTAGGATAATTAATCCCACCAATACTGCCAGCGGCCTTCAAAGCTCTCTCGCAGCTCCTGCATTTCCTCAGAAAGTTGTTTGTCACTCTCGCGGTTCTTCTTACGGAATTCTTCGCGCAGATCTTCACACTTCTTCTTGTACTCTATAGGAGTAATCTTACCACCAAGCACTTCATCAAGGATATTCTTCGTTTCTGTGAGGTATTCCTTGTTGTTCTTCTCTTCACGACGACGTGCACGAAGCTCGAGGAGAGCCTTGTTGTTCAGATACTTAGCTCTACAGATCATATCCATAGCCTCTTTCTTCTGCTTCTCGTCCTTCTGCTTCTGAATCTCTTCAATAGCTGCTTTGACGTTAGCTTCAGCCAAGATGTTGCCATTCTTGATCTGCTCCATCACGTTGTCTTCTGTTACTGCTACTGCAGTGCTTGCTGGTTTCTTTATTTCTTTTGCCATTTTGATAATGATTTTAAAAATTAATATTATGTTAAACGATTCTAACAAACAATATAGTTAGTTTCGCTAAAAATAGCCATTTCAGGCCTGCCTAATTTTACACACTCCGCATCCACTGGCGTAAATGTTCTGCCACGAGATAGCCTTATTAAGGCTATTCTCGCAGCATCTGCTTCTTCCTTTGTAGGATATAAAGATGTTGTAATTAGGTCTTTTTTGTTGCCATGGGAATTACGGCTCCAAAGTTCCACTTTATACATCCTCTTCGTAGTTACTGTGTTTGTACTTAGAGCGTTTATATGGTCTCGCATTAATATGTCTTGCACGCTCTGTTCTTTTACTCTCTTTCTCTACCACCATGTGATGGTCATCGTATTTTTTCATTATACTGATGTTACGACTGCTTTAATAGCAGTCAAGTGAGCTTTTGTAAAATTATACTTCATAGCAACATCTGAAGGGATGTTGTCTCTACACAATATGCGTAGAGCTGTTTTTCCCTCTTCGGGAAGGGAATTCTTTGCACCCATAAGGTTTACTCCAAACAATACTGGATTAATCCAAACTTCGTCGCCGAAGTAACCTTTCAGATAGATCATGGACTGCTCTGTAGGATCTTTCTCTACAGCATGCTTGAATGTGATTGTTTCTGCAGCTTTAGCTTTTACTAAAGTCTTAACAATATCATTCTGACCAAGCTCTGAAATGCAAATATTACGATCACTTGTAATATTCTCTTTCTTGAGAATTTGAGCAAGTTTGATCATAAATTTCTCAGAAGGCTTAATTCCTTCATAAAGAATCACTATAGCTCTTGTCTCCATACTACTTTCCTCCTTCTACACTATCAGGTTCGTTAAGTACTTTGGGGTTCGCCACCATGTCTGGATCTTGCTTGTTCTCATCGGGCAGATTGTCATATACTCTCTTACTCGACAGATATTCTTGAGCAATATCCTTGACCGTAAATGTAGGTGTACCATGATTCTTGTTCATCATAACATGAACTACCGCTTTTAACGTTTGCGTCGGCATCCCCATAAACACACGCTCATAGTTATCTTCCATTAACATCTGTTGCTGAAGCATCACAGCCTCATCTACAGATGACATTTCTGGGTGATAGTACTTGTCAACAATCCCTACCACAAAGGTTGAATCTGAATTCTTAATTTTCCTGTTACCACTCTCATGACCGCAGCTTGTTAAGGCAGTTAAGCCAAGGATGGCTGCAAGCAGTACAAATGATACTACCATAATCCTCTTAATCCATTTTTCCATTTTGATAATGTTTTATTGGATTTAACATAAATTAATTACCCAGTTTTTAAAGAACTTGGAAAAAACTTTTGTAGCCTCATGGAGAGTCGAACTCCAATTACAAGAATGAAAATCTTGTGTCCTAACC